TAACTTATAATTAGATAACTATAAAGGAAAAGTAATGGCACTTTTTACACCCTCTGCTTCCCCTGCTGTAACAGTTAAAGAAATTGACCTAACGGGAACTGTCCCTAATGTTCAAACTTCAACTGGTGCAATAGTCGGGAATTTCGGATGGGGTCCAGTTGGCGAAGCAAAACTAGTCTCAGATGAGAATGGTCTTGTTACTGCATTTTCTGCACCCACCGACGATAATGCTGTAGATTTTCATTCTGCCGCATATTTCCTACGATATTCTAACTCACTGTTTGTTGTTCGTGAACAAGACTCAGATGCAAAGAATGCCGTAGCAAACCACAGTACATTAGGTACTCTCACAACTCAAGCACTAAACACCCTAGACGCATTTGAAAATGCAACGATTGATTCATCGGATGGTGTTTTCCTTGCGAAATATCCAGGAGTATTAGGAAACTCATTAAAAGTTTCTATGATTGGTACTCACTCAGACAGTAGTACAAAAGCATTTGATGCATGGGCATATAAGTCAAACTTTGACGCAAAACCTGCAACTTCATCTTTCGTATCCAACTTAGGTGGTAAGAACGACGAAGTTCATATTGCAGTCATTGACGAAGATGGTCTTATTTCAGGAACTGCTAACACAGTACTTGAAACATTCCCATTTGTATCAGTTGCAAAGAACGCAAAGAACTCAGAAGGTTCATCAATATACTTTAAAGATGTATTGAAGAATCAGTCTCAGTGGGTCTATGCAGGTGTTGGACATAGAATCGGTAGTGCATCTGTTGATTCATCAGACTTCATCGGTGCTCAATGGGGCAATAATGCCACAACAGGCGCAGAAGACTTTGCCGCATCATTCCCTGCAGAACTTGCACAATCTGATTGGTCACTTAAAGGTGGCGTAACATCTTCCTCATTAGGAACAGACGATGTTCTTCGTGGGTACGACAAGTTCGAAGATGTAGACAACATTGAAGTAGACTTCTTGATTGCTCCACAATCAGTATCAACAGCAGACGCAACAACAGTTGTGAATGACCTTGTCGCTTCCGCAGAAGCACGTAAAGATTGTGTTGCAGTAGCATCACCTTCACGTACTGCAGTTGTAACAACAGGTACAAATGCCGCAGTTCTCGCATGTAACAATACATACACCAAGTCAACTTACTTCGTACAAGACAATAACTTCTTAAAAGTATATGACAAGTATAACGATAAGTACATCAAGATACCCGCCGCATCATCAACGGCAGGACTTATGGCGGCAACAGACTTAGTTGCGGCACGTTGGTTCTCACCCGCTGGTTCAAGACGTGGTAGATATCTTGGAATAACAGATATTGTTCTTTCTCCTACAAAGGCAGAAAGAGATGCGTTATACAAAGTAGGTATCAACCCAATAGCAAACATTCCTGCAGAAGGAGTTATTCTATTCGGTGATAAAACAAATGCTTCAAGACCAACAGCATTCGACAGAATAAATGTTCGTAGATTGTTCTTGGGTATAGAACGCGCAATAGGTGCGGCAGGAAGAAACTTAATGTTTGAATTCAATGACGAGTTTACTCGTGCAGAGTTCGTGAACATTGTAGAACCATTCCTACGCGAGATTAAAGGTCGTCGTGGCATAACGGATTTCCGTGTACTATGTGATGCAACCAACAATCCTCCTAGTGTCGTTGAAGCAAACAAATTCGTAGCAAGCATCTTCGTTAAACCCGCACACTCAATCAACTATGTAACACTTAACTTTGTTGCTGTTAGAACAGGTGTCGAGTTTGAAGAAGTCGTTGGTACGGTTTAAGGAGATATAGACAATGGCAATATTAGGCGTAGATGACTTTAAGTCCAAACTCAGAGGTGGGGGTGCAAGACCCAATCTCTTCAAAGCAACTGTTAACTTTCCTGCATATGCGGGTGGTGATGTAGAACTCACTTCCTTCTTATGTAAGTCTGCTCAACTTCCTGCTTCAACAATAGCGGCACTTGCTGTTCCATTCCGTGGTAGAACACTACAGATGGCAGGAGACCGAACATTCGAACCTTGGTCACCAACTATCATTAACGATACAGATTTCTCAATCCGTAACGCAATGGAAAGATGGATGAACGGTATGAATGGTCACTCTGCTAACACAGGTATCACAAACCCTGTTGATTATCAAGCAGACCTTATTGTTGAACAGTTAGATAAAGACGGTTCTACTTTGAAGACATACAACTTCAGAGGTTGTTTCCCAACAAGTGTATCAGCAATCGACCTTTCGTATGAAACGAATGACGCGATTGAAGAGTTCACTGTTGAATTCCAAATCCAGTATTGGGAATCAGGAACAACTTCTTAATTAGTTATAGTTAATCTGATTATAAGTATATGAATAGGGACGGGGTTATTCCCCGTCTCTTATACCGAAGGGAACTTAGAAATAGGAAAATATAATGGCAGACGACAATAGTATTTTAAAACTATTTGGATTTGAACTCAAAAGAGCAAAATCAAATCTAGAAAATGACAAAGATAAGAAACTAGAAAAACTCCGTTCTGTAGTTGCACCTGTCGATGATGATGGTGCGGGTTACATAACTGCGTCTGGTTCACATTACGGTCAATACATTGACATGGATGGTGGACAGGCAAAAGACAATCATCAGTTAGTGATGAAATATAGAGGTGTTGCATCTCACCCAGAAGTAGATGCCGCGATTGAAGACATCGTGAATGAATCAATAGTAGGTAGTGAACTTGAATCACCCGTTTCACTAAACCTAGACAAGATAGAAACTTCCGATAAAATCAAACAAGAGATTAACGACGAGTTTATGAGTATATGTTCTATGTTGAAGTTCAACGATTTAGGACACGACATATTCCGTTCATTCTATATTGATGGTCGTTGTTACTTCCATCTTATTGTAGACGAAAAGAATCTGAAGTTAGGTATACAAGAGATAAGACCTATCGACTCATCAAAGATAAGAAAAGTAAAAGAAGTCAAGTACAAGAAAGACCCCGCAACAAACGCGAAGATTGTTGAGAAAGTAAATGAATTTTATGTATTCCAAGAACGGTCAGGTGGTACTCAGGGTGTAAGACTTTCTCCCGACTCAATATCCTATGTGACATCAGGGTTACTTGACCCAAGTAAGAGACAGGTTGTATCTTATTTACATAAGGCACTGAAACCAATCAATCAACTTCGTATGTTAGAAGATAGTCTTGTTATCTATCGTCTTGCACGCGCACCCGAAAGACGCATATTCTATATTGATGTAGGTAATATGCCGCGTAATAAATCAGAAGCATATATGAAAGACATCATGTCTCGTTATAGAAACAAGTTAGTCTATGATGCGAATACAGGTAATCTGAAGGATGACCGTAAGCATATGTCTATGCTAGAAGATTTCTGGTTACCAAGACGAGAAGGTGGTAGAGGTACAGAGATTACTACACTTCCAGGTGGAGAGAACCTCGGACAGATTGATGACATCATATACTTCCAGAAGAGAATGTATAGGTCATTGAATGTTCCACTAAACAGACTAGAGCAAGAGAGTCAGTTCTCCCTTGGTAGGTCTACAGAGATTAATCGTGATGAAGTCAAGTTCCAAAAGTTCATTGACAGATTGCGTAAGAGATTTTCAATGTTGTTCACGGGTATATTGAAGAAGCAACTTCTTCTTAAAAACCTCATAACAGAACAGGATTGGGAAAGTTGGAAGAACAATATTCAAGTTGACTTCCAAAGAGATAACCATTTCACCGAGTTAAAGAATGCAGAAGTATTACAAAATCGTATACAAGTTCTTGACCAAGTGACACAATATGTTGGAGAGTACTTCTCTCGTGAATGGGTTATGAAGAATGTCATGATGATGAATGATGACGATATTAAAGAAATGAAAGACCAAGTCGAAGGCGAGAATGCCGTAAAAGACGAAGATGAGGAATAAAAATGAGTAATGAAGCATTAGCACAACTAATAGACCATATAGGTGATGGTGAACTAAATAAGGCACAAGATGCATTTATGTCTATATTGCAAGATAAACAGGCAGGTGCATTAGAGTCACAGAGGATATCTGTAGCAGGACAAATCTTCAATGGAGAGGTTCCAGATGCCGAAATGGAGATATCTGACGAAGAAATAGTCGCAGAAATAGAATAAAATAGTTAATTTTATAAAAATAAATTTGTATAAATAGAAGTATGAAAACTTATAAAAACCTCATAACAGAACTTGCGGGTCGTAAACCAGAAGGAAAGGTTGTCTTCAAAAAGACAATCAAGAAGATTCCTGTACTTGTGACTCAAGGAAAAGATAGTTTTGTTGCGTATGTTGATGGTGACCATTTAGACCACTATGATACTTTGAACGACGCAAAGAAGGCAATCGATAAAGTCATAAAGGAATTGACCTAATGAAGTTAATTACAGAATTTACAGAGAACGAAACACTAAAGTGTCTCGTAGAGAAAAAAGAAGATGGCGAAAAGAAATACGTTATAGAAGGCGTTTTCGCACAAGCAGATAAAAAGAATAGAAACGGACGAGTTTACCCTAAACCTATTATGGAAAAGGCAGTAAACAAGTACGTTACAGAACAGGTTAACAAGAAGAGGGCAGTCGGTGAGTTAAATCATCCCGAAGGTCCAACTGTTAACTTGGATAAAGTTTCTCACTTAATCACTGACCTCAAGTTAGAGGGAATTGATGT